CTGTACACAAAACGGTATCAGAGGTGGTTCTGCTACAGTTCACTTTCCTATCTGGCACCAAGAAATAGAGGATATCATTGTCCTTAAAAACAATAAAGGAACAGAAGATAACCGTGTCAGAAAACTCGACTACTCCATCCAAATCTCAAAACTCTTCTACGAAAGATTCATCCAGAACGGAGACATCTCCCTCTTCTCGCCTCACGATGTTCCAGGCCTTTATGATGCTTTTGGTACTGATGGATTTGATGATCTCTATACACGTTATGAATCTGATGGATCTATTGCGAGAAAAACTATCCCAGCTCAAAAACTCATTCTGGACATCCTGAAGGAACGTGCAGAGACTGGCCGTTTGTATCTGATGAACATCGACCATTGTAATACTCACTCGTCCTTCAAGGACAAGGTGAATATGAGTAACTTGTGTCAAGAGATCACCCTGCCTACAGACCCACTTCAACATATTGATGATGTGTCTGGTGAGATTGCTTTGTGCATTCTGTCTGCCATCAATGTTGGTAAGATCAGAGATCTCGATGAACTGGAAAATTTATGTGATCTATCCGTCCGTGCATTGGAGGAGTTGATTGATTATCAACACTATCCAGTTGCAGCCGCAGAACTCGCCACATTGGGTCGTAGATCCCTTGGAGTGGGTTACATCGGTCTCGCACATTATCTTGCTAAACATGGGTGGAAGTACGACTCACAGGACGCCTGGGACGCAGTACATAAACTGTCTGAATCTTTCCAATATTTCTTGTTGAAATCTTCTAATCAACTTGCAAAAGAGAAGGGTCCATGTGCTGAGTTTATGTCAACAAAATATTCTGATGGGATTTTGCCGATCGATACATATAAGAAGGATGTAGATGAAATTTCAAACCCAGGATATGAGCGTGATTGGGAGAGTCTTAGAGAGTCTATCAAACAACACGGAGTCAGGCACAGCACTCTGTCCGCACAAATGCCATCGGAGAGCAGCTCCGTTGTGTCAAACGCAACCAATGGAATCGAGCCGCCTCGCGACTACTTGTCCATTAAGAAGTCAAAGAAAGGGCCTCTTAAACAGATTGTTCCAGGGTATCAACACTTAAAAAATAACTACACATTACTGTGGGATATGCCTTCTAATGAGGGTTATATCAACATCGTTGCGGTGATGCAGAAGTTCTTCGATCAGGCCATCTCTGGTAATTGGAGTTACAATCCAGAAAACTATCCTGATAACGAAGTTCCAGTATCCGTAATGGCACAGGATCTTCTTACCACTTACAAATTGGGGTGGAAGACTTCTTATTATCAGAACACTCACGACATGAAGACAGATGAAATAGACACTAAACGCGAAGACCTAGAGAAATTAATTAACCAGATCGAAGAAACAGCCGCGGAGGAAGATTGTGACAGTTGCAAAATCTAGACCAGAAGGAATGACCGTATTCAATAAGAATAAGGTTGATGCAAAGAAACAACCCATGTTCTTTGGCGCTCCTCTAGGAGTCCAGAGATATGACTCTTATAAGTATCCAGTATTTGAAAGACTTGCTCAACAGATGTTGGGCTATTTCTGGAGACCTGAGGAAGTTTCCCTTCAGAAAGATAGGTCAGATTATCATGACTTAAGTCCAGAACAGAAACATATTTTTACAAGTAACTTAAAGTATCAAATCCTCCTTGATAGTGTGCAGGGACGTGGGCCTGGAATGGCTTTCAGTCCTTATTGTTCTTTGCCTGAATTGGAAGGTGCTATTAAGGTATGGGAATTTATGGAGATGATCCATTCGAGATCCTATACATATATCATCAAGAATGTATATTCAGATCCAACAGAAGTTCTTGATACGATTGTTGATGACAAACACATTATTAATAGGGCAGAGGCTGTCACTAGGGCATATGATGAGTTTGTTAATGCGGCACAGGAGTATGGTTCTGGTCGCATGTGGGAACACAATCTAGAACAAGTACCTGCGGCACAAGATACACTTTATGAACTCAAAAGGAAACTCTACAGGGCAGTGGCCAATGTCAATATCCTGGAAGGAATTAGGTTCTATGTCTCCTTCGCGTGCTCGTTTGCATTTGGAGAGCTTAAGCTCATGGAGGGATCGGCAAAAATTATTAGCCTTATCGCAAGAGACGAGAACCAACATCTCGCGTTGACTCAAAACATCCTCAAGGGGTGGAGAGAAGGTGATGATCCTGAGATGTTGCAGATTGCCAAGGAAGAGGAGGAGAACATTATTAAAATGTTTGAAGAGGCAGTCGAACAGGAGAGGGAGTGGGCCAGTTATCTTTTCAAAGATGGTAGTATGATTGGTCTAAATGATAAACTTCTCATTCAATATGTTGAATGGATTGCAAATAAGAGAATGAAGGCTTTGGGTCTTGATCCTATTTACGATGTTGCTCAGAGAAACAATCCTTTGCCATGGACACAACACTGGATCTCATCTAAGGGATTGCAGGTTGCACCACAAGAAACAGAAGTTGAATCTTATGTTGTCGGTGGTATTAAACAAGACGTTAAGAAAGACACATTCGCAGGATTCCAACTGTAACATATGATGTATTCGGTATGGCCCACATGGTTTTATGTGGGCGAAGTGAAAGAACATGATAAAGTTGTTGAAGCTTTTCTGCCTTACATTGAGTCGGAAGAGTTTTTTCATCATCCATGGCCCTTAGCAAAGTGTAAGAGTAGTTGTCAACATCCAGGCAATGCTCAATTTCCTTGGGACGTATGGAACCAAGCTATTAAACCTAACTTGGTTGAGTATATGGAGGGACTAAATTCAGTTGCTCCTATGTCTATTGATATTGTTGAGAGTTGGGTAAATATATACTACAGAGATGGTTTCCAAGAGATCCATGACCATGGATACCCTGGCAGATCTATTAGTTGTTCTTACTTCTTCGAAAAAGATACATCTAATGATTCTGGTGGGGAATTAGTATTTGAAAATATGGACTATACAACGACAACTATGTCTGGTTTAGATCGTATATTTGAAGGATTCCAAACAAAATATTTTATACCTGAAGTGAAACCAGGCACAATTGTATTCTTCCCTAGTTGGATCAAACATTACACGCATCCAAATACTAGTGACCAAAGAAGAGTGACTTTTAGTGCAAGTTTTGACATTGCCGCATCCTAGAACACCTGTTATACTACACCCATAAGGGCTTTCCTAACATGAACTTGCTCAAGAAAATCAAGAGTATCATTACTCCCCCCGAAATCATTGATGAACGAAAAATTGAATGTGCCATCGACGATGAGTCCGTACCATGCGAGACTTTTTCTGAGCCCTACGTTGGCGTTCCTTCACCTGAGGTTCTCCAGTCAGATCCTTGGTTCGGTGATCCTACAAAATCCGAGAGGCAACTTGCTTACGAGAAAGAATGCCAAGAATTGAATGATGATCTTCAAGACGGTTGGTGGCTTCGTGACTCCCTAGATGATAGTCTATGGGATAAGAACGGTAGTCGTGAATCTTCTAACATTCATCAAGAGATGTATGAACTGGCAACTAAAAACTGGACTACCGTAGCGGAGACGCAAGGTGGTTCTGAGAACTTCCAGGAAGGTCCTGGCGGTTGGAACTCTGGTACTGGGATGGCACAATTCAAATGAGCAATTCTGAAGACTGGAGGTATTCTCCTGAAAGGATGAAACTTCGAGAAGAGGTTCTCAAGATTCTCCTTTCAAAATACGGTGGACAAATGGAGGGTGTAGTCCCTAAATATTCCACCAAAGCCATTTACGAATGTGCCCACGACTGGGTGTCGCAGGGACATAATACGTCATTTGGTGTTGTAAAATACTTTGAGGTTTATTATGCAGAAAATTATTAATGCAATCGCACTAGGATCAGGCCTAGTATCACTTGCAGTTGTTGGTGCAACTGGTTACGTCTATCTTAATAGAGAATCTATTCAAGAAACTGCGAAAGAAAGGGTAACTAAAGCGGTGACTGAAGCAGTCAGTGGCGCACTTGGAGGATTGGGTGGTATTGGTGGTGGAGCCGTTGGTGGTTCTGTACCAGGCATGTCTCCCGCTGCTCCTGAACTGCCCTCCGCTCCTTCCCTCCCATGATTAAAGCGATTATTTCTGGACTGTTGCTCGGTGCTTTGCACGGGGCAACTGTTCCTGTGAACGCAGATGAAACGAAATTGACCAAAGGTTACTACACTATGGATGCAATGGGATGCATGTTGCTCCGAGAGTGTACAAATGATGTCCAAAAAATTGAATCAATCCAAGACATTCGGGATGTATATCCTGATTCTAATTACGATCCTATTGCTTCTGAGTTTAATTCCATCGTCCAGTCATTTAATAAGGTCGGAGTTGGTGTCTTTCTAGCAAATGAAAAATATTTCCCTGTTGGCCACCGTGGTGTGTACCATACAGTTGGAAATAATTTTTTTCTGAATGAACGGTTTATGCACCGTCCACATGTCTTGATGAGTGTTGTTCGCCATGAAGGTTGGCACGCTGCACAAGATTGTATGGCAGGTACAATCGAGAATAGTTTGATTGCCATCATTCATAACGAAGAAGATGTACCTAAGATTTGGCAGGAAATTGCCAGTCATACCTACGCTTCCACTCCTTCAGCAATTCCTTGGGAGAAAGAAGCCTTCTGGGCAGGTAAAACCGAGGGCATGACACAAGATGCATTGGAAGCATGTGCCGCAGGTAAAATGTGGGAAAAGTATTCCCCCACACCTCTTACTGCAAAGTGGCTGCGAGAAAATAATTACATTGATTGATGCTGACTGAAGTCAAACAATGTTTTAGTGTGCCAATTATCGTTGGTTCAATTAATGTGGATAATAAAGCATTACTTGAACTCATCACAAAGCACCGTGATAACAGAGTTTTGATGGATCACTCTGATCCCAACTACGAAGATACATATTTGCCACCACATAGACTTATAGATTCTGTTATAAGAGAAGTTTTACATGATCTTCGTGGTATTGGTGAAGATAATTTGGACTGTACATCATTTTGGTCTCATATTCATGAGAAAAATATGAGTACAAACTGGCATGATCATGGTGGATATTATGCTGGTGTCTATTATGTTTCTGTTCCTGAAGGTTCTGGAGATATAATTTTTGATAGACAACATCAACCAAGAGTTTCTATCTCTCCCGTAGAAGGCCAATATATTATTTTTCCTGCATGGTTAAAACATGCTGTTGCGAGAAATAATTCAGAGAGTTTACGCATTTCATTGTCGTTTAACTTAGAAAGGACTCCGTAAGGGGTCCTTTTTACTAAATACGGCTGCCTTGCCTTCAATACATGCCTGACGCTGTAACAAAAACACCTGAAAAGAAAGAACCTAAAAAGGGAGTTCTTGGAAATCTGAAAGATAAGATGGAAGATTCTGAAGAACAACTTGCCATTTTATCTACATTCGTTAGATTGGGTATCTTAGTTTGGTCTGGTGGAATTCTAACTCTTGCCTATATCAAGTTACCACCTGCTTTAGGTATTCCAGAACAAAAGCTCGATCCAACTTTTATAGCTTCTGTTTTTACAGGCGTGCTGGCGACCTTTGGCGTTCAGACAGCCAAGGGTAAGAATGGAAATGGAGGCAGTTCAGGTGGAGGAGGAATCTCTAAAGCGGATATGGAGAAATTGATTGAGAAGGCATCGCAGACTGCTCCTGCTCAAACAATTAGAATTGAACAAGCTCCTATTCAGATTGCATCTCCGCCA